AATTTATTGACTTATCCGTGATGTCGAGGGCTGAATTGTCAAACTTCGTTTTCTTTTGCCATTTTGAGAAATTCATTTCTCTTATATCGTTTAATGTTGCCATTAAGGTAAGCGAAATATATCATCCCGTATTTATCTACTCCGCTTTCGTAAACATCGCTATTATCACGCATATTATCGTACATCGTAATAGCCATCTTGTTGCGAAATATATCACTACCTTTTGCATTTATCTTCATATTTCTGACTTGACCGTGATGTCGAGGGCTTAGATGTTTACCAAATTTCTTCTGCCTCAAACTCCACGTTTCCATCCCAGTCGAAGGCATCGGTATTCTCTTCGTCCTCAGGAGAAAGATAGTAATAAGCAGTCAGATTCCAGCCGTCAACCTTAACTGGATCACCTGCATACTCAGCCTTGCCAATGTGTGCAGGATTCTCAAAAGATGGATTCATTACTCGGCTAGTAGGCTCTGCGTATGTTTCCATCGCTGCATCTACACTCTCTTCGCCAAACTTAGCGATAGCTTCTGCTTTGCTTAATCTCTTCATATTGCTGCGCTTAACCGTGATGCGTAGGGCTTAAAGTTACTGAATGTTCATTGTGTTTATCTCCTAAACACGATGCAAAGATATTAATATTTTTCCGTTCCACCAAAACTTTTCCCGAAAGATATTAATATTTTAACTTTTATTTGCTGTTTATGATGTAAACATAGCTATTTTCGGTCGTTATCAGTCGTTTTCGGTCGTTTTTTACCTCGTATGTCAATGACAGCCAATCGGTTGCCTTAGTTTTCCACACTCTATATAATAATAACCTGCACGCCTTAGTTTGAATGAATATATAATCTAACTCTCATATCCCCTACCCCTTTTCTCTCAATGAAAAGTGTTCTTCGCACAAAAATGGGCAGGAAAACGCTTTTCTTGCGTCCCTGCCCTTTCTAACAAATGATATTATGATTGAACCTATTGAACTCTCTTCTTGATGCGCTCCTTTATCCAGTTTACCGCAAGAAGGAACAGAAACAGAATCACGCAATCGCCAATGAATAGCCTTACCTTGTGCCAAGTGCTCGCTGGCTTCTCTACCTCCTTGGTCTTGTATCGGTTCACGTAATGCTTGACTTTTACGGTGTCGGTCACGAAAACGTAGGTGTCCCCCACGATGGTGTCCGTCTTGGTCGTTGTCTTCCACCTGGTGGTCGTAAGGTTGTGCCACCGCTCCTTGATTACGGTGTCGCCCTTGATGTACACAAGCACGCTGTCCTGCTTGAACACGCTGTCCTGCTGCCGGGTGTCCTGCCAGTGGATCTGTCGCTGGTTCACGCTGTCACGTCTTACACTGGTGTGTGCGCTATCGTGATAAACCGTGTTATTTGTGGCTGTTTTTGCGCAGGAACAGCCCAAAATCAAAAGTGGGGTAATTATAAGCACGGCGAGAAATAACGCTACAGAACGCAAATTTCGCCCTTTTCTTGAATTTTCCATACTTTATAAACGTTAGATTGATATGTTTATTATGTAAGCATCTTAATTTCCAGGGCTTCCTTGGCTCGCTTCAAATACTTTTCGCATTCTGCCAGCCCTCTGTACCCTCCGTTTATCTTCCTTCGGATAGCCTTCAAGTTGTCTTGGTCTGCCAACTCATTACAGCCGAAGGTGTCGAATACCCACATCGAGGATTTCGTTGCACCGAATGGTCGCTCCAAAAGTTCGGGTGTGCCAACAACATCGAAGCCGCAATAATTGGCATACTTCTGGTAGTTGGCTCGCCCGGTAATCTGTATCAATCCTCTGCCCTTGTACTTCACGCCATCGCCCTGCTGGGTGTTGCCGAGGTCTTTCCTGCCCTCATAGGCTCTGCCGCTTGCAAGCTCCTTGGTGTATCTCAGCTCGCCCGATTCGTGAGCTATCTGTGCGAGGTAGTGCGCCATTCGCAAAGGAGTATTGATGCGGAAATGCTCTGCCCATCCGTTGATGATTGGAAGATAGGTGTCTGCCTTGCTGCCTGCATTCGGCATTACCTTTAAAAGTTGCGCTCTAGTTATCCTCATTGTCTCCTCCTTTCTTCCGCTCTTCTTTCATTATCTCGACAACTGCCTTCGCAATTTCATCCTTGTTCTCAAGTATTACCTGCATCGTGCGGTCTTGCTTGCGTATCTCAGCCTTCTCGTATGCCTTCTCCCGGATGCTCTTGAACTCGCACAAAAGCAGATACACCGTCCAGGCGATGGAGAACATAGGGAAGGGAGAGATAATACACGTAGCAACGTCCATAAGCGAAGCTATACCGAATGTCGGAAAATACTTCTTCGCCTTGTCGCACGTCTTCTTTAGTCCAGTTGACGTTCTTGCAATATGCAGTTCCTTCGCCTTCTGTATGCCTGCTATCAAGTCAATTGTCATCGCTATCAGAATCGTAGCGAAACAGATAAAAATTACTAGGGCGCACAGATATAGGTGGTGCACCTGAAAATCGTGAAATACTTCGCTCATATCAATTTATTTTTTTGGTTATTCCAATTTTTCCCAGTCAATGGTCACACCCTTCCCGATGATGTCTGCCGTCCACCTGCAGAATGCCATACCCTCGTATCCGTCTGGATCACTGGCTACGGCAATGGCATACTGTACGCAGTCGCTCTCGGTCTTGATTACCTTTGGATAGAAGTCCGCATAAGCCATATTTGCCAAATAGAGAATATCCCCGATGGTCGTGCCCTTGGAGATTATCTCGTTGTTTGTCGCCAACCGGATTTCGTCAACAGTCCATCGGTGACTCGTTCCATCTACGTTCTTCATCTGCTCGCTCGCCTTGATAGCTAGCTGCTTCGTGAAGTGGTAGCCGTGCTTGGCAACGTATGCCACGTACCCACTGGCTCCCATGAGTGCCTTTGCTGCCTTCTCGTATGGTAAGCTGTGGATGATGTCGCTCTCTTGGTGCTGGTGTCGCTCTTCCTCGCTATCGCAAGAATGGCGCAAAACGATGATTTTCTTCATTGTGCGCCCTCCTATCCTAGTTTGTCGAGTAATTGCTTGACCATACCGCGAATGCCGCTTATATCGCCCTCAAGTGCCTTAAAACGCTTTTCGGTTTCCTGCTTCTCCTTGATTGCCGGGTTCAAAGCTGCAAGAAGTTCTTCGCCCTTGGCTTTCCGCTCCTTGCTTGGCTCGTATGCCTTGATTATCTCATCGGCTTCATTTACCAATTTCCCAACTTCGGGCAAAAGGTCTGCCTTGTCGGTTGCCAGTACGATTTCGCCTGCAAAGGTTACTCCCAGGTGTTCGGGGATGGTGTAGATGGTCTGCTTTCCCTCCACCTCGATTGTTACGTCTCGCATTGGCTGTCCGCTGCTGGAAATGGTTGCGATGCCAGTGTTGATGTGCGGCTGGTTGTCTACGACCTTGCCTTCCTTAACTTCCACCGTCTGCTTGTCTAGCAGATAGACCGGATGATTTCTTTGAATATTCTTAAATTCCATAATGCGCTCTTTTTAGATAATTCGATAAATAGACAAAAAGGGGTCTCACCGATAGCACGGTGAGTTGCCCCTTGATAGATTTTTTTAGACCTCTACGCTCCAGTGGTGGTCGTGGTGGTCTTCAACGCTGCAATAAGTTCAGCGTTCTGTCTCTGCTGGCTCAACTCCAGGCGTGCATCGTTGTACCTCTGCTGCAAATCCTGCTGCCAGTGATTGTTCAGAACGTCAATAACTCGCTGGGTGTTGTCTTGGTTCGAGCGGATGATGTCGCACTTGTCCTGCTGAAGCTGGAAACCGAGTGCTGAGAAACCTCGCTCTATGCTGCGGTTGTTGAAATCGAATCCTCGCTGCATTGAGTTCTGGATGTCCTTCTGCCCGAGCTGGTTGTCGTAGCCCATCTTGATGATGTTCTGCTGGGTCTGGCAGCAGCAGTCCTTCAGTGCCATTATCATCTGCAAGTTACCCTGCGAGATAGCATTGATTACTCGCTCTGCCGAATAACCAACTTGTCCGCTTATCTGCTGGATGCCTGCCTGGATGCCGCAAACAGAAGACTGCAATGCGTTGAAGTCGCAATTCAAGTTAGCCGCCAAAGTCTTCAAGTCCTGGTTGTTGCCCTGGATTGCTCCCATCAACAGGTCGCTGTTGTGGTTGTCTGCCATCTGATTGCGAAGGCTGTCGATCTGAGACTGGATTTCGGCACGCTGAACGTTTCCGTTCTGTCCGTTGTTCCAGCCATCGCCATACATAAAGCGGAACATTCCCAACATCATCATATAGGCGAATGGGTTGTTCCAACCTCCACCCATACCACCGTTCATTGCTGCCAGCATAGTCGCTGGATCATTGTCTCTACCTCTAGCGAGCAAAGCTGCCGCCAGGTTGTCATTGCCACCGTCTCCAGTGCAATAAACTTTCTCGATTGTGTCTGCCATAAATTTTGAGTTAATTACGTTACGGAAACAAAATATTTGAATCCGCTGCAAAGTTACTCTGATTTATGGCTCGCTCCAAAAAGTTAGTGCAGGGGTATTTATCGAATTATTGTCAAAGAACGCTTTTGGTTATTTTCTTTTTGTTTCTTAAATACAAATCGGCTCAACGTCCTTGTTTAGCAAGGTCGCTTGTGCCGTTGCTAGTCGATAAACTCGAGACGTACCGAGATAAGTGTAAGCCATCTTGCAAAGATGCCTAACAGCTGGAACGGTGCGGTTTAATACGGTCGCAATGGTCGTTATACTGAATCCTGCGTGTACCATCTGCTCAACGACCATACATCGTGTCATTACGAGGTTTTCTGCTCTCGACTTGCCGAGAACGTCTTCTCTCGTAATGCTCAGCTCTCCGTTCCGAAGTTCAATAGCACAACACTTGATTACGTTGTCTATAACTCGCCATAGTTCTTTCTCCTTGTCATTCATCTCTGTTCTCTTTTTGTTCATCTTCCTTTGGCTCGTCAACCTCTCGGAAGTCCTCGGACGTGTCAAGGTGGGGAACGTCCAACTTCTCCCCACCAATGAAATACGAATACCCTAGATAAATCTCCTTGCCATAGTTCGTGCCATCTGCGATGCGCTCGAACGTCTTACCATCATCAGCGATGATGTGCTTGTCGTTGTCTTTGTCTATCTTCATATCCTAATCGTTTATGTTGTCAATCCATACTTCTGTCTCTCTTCTTCCGTTAACTCGCTCCAGCCGACAATCTTATCTTTGTAGGCACTCCAGTTCGTTGCCGCCTTGTATGTCTCTATCGCCGAATCGGGAACGTATATTTTTAGCTGGTCTACGCTCGGAATTGTTTGACTGTCTATAGTGCAAGGTGTGGCAGTTCGGGCAATGAGCTTCTGTATATTACGACAATTTTGGTAGATGCCTACATGACTAGCATTTGACTCTTTGCAGAGTGGCAGAAAACCGACCTTCAAGGCTGTGTTTTCGAATACATAATAAAACGTACTCGTTTTCACGTTTTTATCGAACAAATTATACGGGAATTCCTCTAGCTTTGCACAATCACTGAAAAGTCCAAGATTAGATGAGCCTTTTGTAAACTGTATATTTACAAGCTTATCGAAAAGCCCTGCTGGAATTTCCTTTAATGAAATGCAGCTTTGAAAAATAGGACCAGCCTCTTTCAAATTGACTAGCGGGTCGAAAAGCCCTGCTGGAATTTCCTTTAATGAATAGCAACGACCAAATGTACCCAGAGAATAATAACCAAACATTGAATACAATTCTGGTATAGGCTCGAACAATTTGGCTGGTATCGTTTTAAGTTTATTGCAGCCATAGAAGTAATCAGTCAAATATCCTTCTACACCATTGTAGAATAAATCATCGGTGATATATTCCAAATTTTCTTGTGATTTAAAACCTGAAATTCTAGCCTTTGATTTTCCGATACCCCAAAAAGCCAAAACGTGGTAACTTCCAGCAAAATAGATTGATGCTATTTTATCGTTTGCGGAATTAATAGAGATATTATGCAAAGAATTGCCATCTGTATATGTATGCGAAAGTTCGGAATTCGTTGTTCCATCTCCCCAGTCCGTGGTTATGCCACTTCCCGAAGAAAGGTTTATCTGAATAGACGTTCCTTTTACCAACAATTGCATCTTTCCGTCAGGCTCTGGCTTCATCGTCATTATGTCAAATTCGATTTCGTACGACTTTGATATGGTCGTGTCAGAAGAAGGCGTGATGTATCCAGTATCTTCGCCGCCACTATATCGGATAACATAATCATAGCGTTCTCCTTTGGCTAATGGCACTTTTGCCGTTCCCGAAGAAAGGTCGTATGTCAAGCCATTGATTTCCACGGTCGCTCCTTTTATTACTCCATATTGACTTGTCACTTTGAATGTAACAAATATGGTTTCCAGTGTTGTTCTTGCTGAAATTGACAAATAAGGATAAAGACTCTTCATTCTCTCGATGTCTTCCTCGATAGCCTTAAGCACAACATATTTTCCGCTCAAATATGCTGTTTCCGTATATTCGCCGCTGTCGCCAATTCCCTTGATTCTTGAAAGTTTATTCAAGATATTGAAATCCGACTTGGTTGCATCAATATTGGTGCATCTAGCGTACTTTAATGCGTTCGTTGAGGAAAGAACGCTGTCTGCGATACTTAAGAAGTCAACATTTGGACAGTTTTCGACAACTAGTGTTGAAAGGTTCGCCCACGACTCCATAGTTAAACCGAGCCCCAGCTTCTGCTGGTTCTTTAACGTCAAGTTGGTAATGGTGGCTGGAAGCTGCAAAACTCTGAGCACGCCGCCCTCAGCAAGATTCACGGCTGTAGCCTTCGTTCCCTTCGCATAAATCTCCTCGATGTTCTCGCAACCACTCACGTCAATGCTTGCGGTGTAGTTCGGGCAGTTCTGAATATTCAGCTTTCTCAGCTTCGAGTTGTTACCCAGGGACAAAACGTTGAAGTTCTTGTTTTGGTAGCCGCTCACCGAGGAGCCGATAATAAGTTCTGTTATATTGGTTGCCTTCGATACATCAACCGTGCCAATGTATAGAGCTGACAAGTCGCCAATGCTCTTTATCATAGAAGCATTGTAGATAATGGTCTCGGTGTCGTTGAACTTGATGCCAGCAGGTGCAGTGATAGTCTTCACTTCTCCCTCTCGCATTCTCTCACTCTTGGTCACGCTACCCCAGCGAATAGTTCCATACATTGCCGAGAACGCACCGATGGTGACGTCTGCCTTTGGCTCGACACCTACCCATACACTCGGTGTGTATGTTCGGAAAGTAATGTAGTCTGACAACGAAGAGCCTGCCTGGAACTTAGAATCCATATACTTGAATCGGTTGTAAAGCCACCAGCGGCGATGAGCGTCACGGCTACCTTGAAGGGCATACAAGAACGCTCCAGTCTTCACGGTCTGAGCCGTACCGCTGGAATAATCTGTATATCCGTCAATCAAAGGAGACTCGTACTTGAAATAACCGTCTTCGTTGTAAACCGCCTCGCACCACTTGTCGCTCTGTCTTGTGTTGCAATACTCGATAACCTTGTCATAGGTCAGAATGCCTTTCTGACGCAAGTCTTGGTACATCTTCGTGATGTCGGAAGAAAAAGCCTGCTCCACAAGCTCCCAAAGCAAGGAGTTTGCACCGTTCCATACATTCAAGTTACCGATAATGTCGTGTATTTCTATATCGTAGCTAAACTGTATTGCACCCTCATTATTGATACCGAAGACCGTATCATTATCATAGAAAATGAAAAGCCACTTGCCGCCAGTGTAATATGTCAAGAACTGGTTCTTCGCTCGCTGGTCAACCATTCCGAAAACCAATGTAATGAGGTCATAGAAGAGAATTGTCTTCTTGTCGAAATATTGTTCCAGTTCTGTTTTGAACTTGTCAACGTTACCCTTGCAAGAAACTACCCATGCAAACACTTCCTTCATCTTCGAGATGTCTTCGTTGCCGTCAGGATAACGACCTTCGAAATCGTTCTTCCATCCGTCACCGCTGAAATCAGCTGAAAGGAAGTTCGAGCGGTCGCTGGTGTTGTTCAGAAACTCCCACGATTCGTCCCCCTCCGCAAAGCCGAATGTGTTCTCTGCGCTCTTGTCGGTGTTGAAGTTGTACTTGCCGATGAACAGAGGTGTCTCCCCTGCCTTACTTCTGTGGAAAATCAAACATGGCTCTCCATATACGGTCGTACGGATGAGCGAGTTCTTTTTCTGTGGCTCTGTCTGTATGCCAGCCTCCTTGAGCATCCAGCCGATATAATTAGCAAGTCCAGTGTTGTGTGTGCCGCTGCTTTCTGCGAAGTCCGCTTTCCAGCAGAAGGCGTTCGCTGGCAAAACTGCATCTTTATCAAGCGCAAAGTTATCCTCGTGCTTGCCGCTGGCGGTCATATTGAAGCCGTTCTTGAACTTGCCCTTGTAGTTCTTGCGTGGGTAGTACTGGGAAGAAGTACCCTGCACGTTCAGCTCCACGCCGTCTGCGGTGAAACTATTCGCTGGATTGTTCTTGTCCACATACTCAATAGCTACGGTCTTCTTGTCGCCCTTGTACTGGGAAAGCTCACCAGTGATAATGAGACACGGTATCTGCTCCAGCATCTTAGAATAACTCAAATTGCCATATGTATCATAGACTTGATTACGGTTGAAAATAGCCAGTTTCTTGTCTATATCATCCATATCTGCAATATAGTTATCCAGGAGCTGCTGTGCATTGAGGTTGTTGGAATAGCTTCTGATATTGTAGATGTCGATTGTGGCTGTCGAAGAATCAACGGTTATTCCTACAGGTTCCGATTGCGTGAATCCATCGTTGTTCGGGTACTGCAAGGACTGAGACTTGATGCCATTGATGTAAATCTGCATCAATCGGTTATTGGCTCGCTTCTCGATAACGAAAGAGATGCGGACACGCTCATCTTCCTTGTACTTGGTCTCCAGTGCTGATTGCTCCGATGTAATGGAAATCGTGTTAGGGGTCAGTTGCAAGCCGATGCCGCCCTGCATGCATGATAGGATTACGCTTGTAAAGTCGGTTATCTGTCTTACGGCAAACTCAATCTCGATTGTTTTTCCAGTTTGTCTGATGTCCTTGGCGAACAAATGCAAAGGTATGCTCATTGTTGCACCGCCGCTTAAGCGCATTGCAATGTTGCCGTCCGAGTCCTCGACCCAGCCGTTGGTCTGATAGTTCATACCATTGAAAGAAACTTCGATGTCATTGTACTTCCATATCTCCTTGTTGGTGTCTTGGTTGCTCCTGCCCTGCGAGGTTAGGAACAACTCGAGGTTCCGGGTTTCTGCCTCTGATGTGATGGAAGACTTGTCAACAGTCAATGGGAAAGTCTTGCTTACGCTTCTGCAAGTTATCGTCATAGCGGCACCGCCTTGGCTCATCGCCTTGTATACCCACGATTGCTGGGTGCGGTCAACCTTTCGGGTTGCCACGGTTGAGTCGTTAATCTTCAAGGTAATGTCTGCTGGGTTGTTCAATGGATCATAGACCACAAAAGGAATGGAAACCGTCTCGTACTGCTTCATGTAGATATGTTCCATGGTGCTAGCGATGATTGGGGTTTCGTTTCCTCGCTCGATACAGACGAGCGCAAAGTTAAGGTGGTTACTCTCCAGTTCCGACCCCTGCACGGATGCGGACAGATAAACTTCCAGGCTATGCGCTCCGTGCGCTTGCGCTGGAATCTCAAAGGACTGCTGGCGGTTGTTGACTTCCGTCTCCTCTGTGTGTATCTCCTCGCCGTCCAAGAGAATATGGACGACCTTCTTGATATTGCCGATTGGTGTGTACACAAATGGAATTGCACCCTCGTATGCGGTCACGCTATCGAAGCTTGAAGAAACAAAAAGGTTTACGGTTGTGACTTCGTAAACGTAGCTTCTGCTGCTTCCCTCCCCGTTGTCTATAGTGAATCTGATTTCCGTAACATCATCGCCTATGTACTTCGTTACATCAATCGTATAGGTGCTGCCCGAACGCAGGGAAATGCGCTCACGCTGCAAACCCGCAACGTAAACCGTACAAGAACCGCTCATCTGAGAAAGGTCTTGCTCGTTGTCGTAATAGGATAAGTACCTAAACTTGAAAATCTCGGCACTCCCAGGGGTCGTATATTCGCTAGGCGTGGCGAGAATCGTATTTTTCATTGTCGCTTGCGTTGCTCCAGTGTTCGGAAGTTGAATCTGCGAGAGGACCAAGTCGGCGTATTTCTCGCTGTCTTTGTTGTAGTTCTTAGCGTCTTCCTCGCTGGCAAAAACCTGCAAAAACTTGCTATCCTTAACTTGGAAGAAGCCGCCCTTCTTAGCGAATGTGTTCTTGATGAGTTCTTGTACTCGCCGTCCCGACACCGGCAAGTTTCCAGTGCTGGAATCCCCTCCCCAGTTGGTGGAAAGGTTTATCGGTTTATCATAAACTTTTGCCATTGTTATTACTTTTAATTATTTTTCCATGCTTCGCTATCAATCCATGGTTTAGAGTCTATCCAGTGCCCGCTCCCGAAGCAAGAACGGACCGCTTGCCAAACAAGCCTCGCTCCTCGATAGACCGCCGCGATAACCTTGCCCTTGGCTTGTATTATCGCTATGTCGTGTCCAAATGCCCGAATCATACCTATTCCTCCTCGTAAACAAAATAAATCTTGCTTTCGTCCTTGTTGATGGAATTGTATTCTTTCTCTCCGAGGACTAAAAGGCTGTCTTCGTGATGCCCGATATGGTTTACAATGTCCTCGAAAAGCCCTCCGACACGGTCTGCGGTATTGCAACCGACCTCCGTCTCATTCTTGACCTTTTGAGCCACCTCCCGCATTTGGGAAATTGTCTTGATTACTGTGTCTGCCATACGCTCTAGTCTCCTATCGCATGCACATGCGCCCGACTACCTCTAACCGGGCTTATCTGCTTGCTCTTTGCGTGATACTTAAGATAATATAGGCAGTCGGATAAATACCCTTCTGCCAATCCCATAATGTCGTTGTATTGCTTGTTGTTGGTTATGTCCTGCACATGGTCGGAATATTCGTCTCTGTGACGCATACCGCCAGCACGGCTTATAATTGTTCCATCGGCTCGCAATAACTTCGCATACGTGAAATAAGCGACCGCCTTGCGCACACCGTTACAATACCTTAGCTTCTTGAATTCGTTTCCGTCCTCGTCTCTCTCCTTGGTGTCCCACTCGCCTCCGTCCAAGAATAAATCGGGAATAAAAGAATCGTCGAAGGTGTTGTCCCATGGGCAAAGTCCGATTGATGCCTTGAAGTTCGCCCAGCCGATGGCTGGCAAGATAAAGGCATCCTCGCATTCTCGGATAAGCTTCTCCACCTCATCCTCATCAAGGTGTGCGCTGGTCGGTCTTGCAAGTTGCTTGAACTGCTCGACCGTCAATAATGGTTTACGTTCAATCTTTGGCATGGTCATTCGTTTTTGATGGTGTTGTTTCCCGCCTCGCTGCTGATATACTTCAACGGCTGTAGTTTGGGGTCTAGGTTCTGAATGCCTGGATCGTGCCAGTTCTCGAAAATCTTCTTGAAGGCTCGCTCGATGAATCGCTGCTCTGTCGTCACCTCGCCTGCATAGTATTCGTAAGCGTCCTGCATAACTTGTCCGCTGAATCCCAGCTTGCCAATACGGATGGAGTAGAAGAGTTCTTGGTGGAACTGTGCGTAGATGCGCTCGATAACGCTGCTATCGGTCACGGAAAACTCCTTGTCGAAGTTCTTCGTAGGGAAAGACACAACCTTCGGTTCGTCTTCCTCGTTCTCAACCTCGACCGCAAGAATCTTCGCTGTGTTCTCGTCTCCTTGGAACTGCAGAAGGTCTTCATCGGAAATCATCTGTCCGCTCTCCACCTCTTTGCCGTTCTCATCGAACTTTGGAACGCCCTTCTTGGTTACGAGCATACACGATACGAGGAAGTTGTTTCTCACGTTTCGCATCTTCACGTTGCCCAGTCCCTCATCGGTAGAAATCTCAGTGATGGCTGAATCGTAGCTGGCTGTCGGATAGATAAACTTTCCGTCTAGGCTCTGCCACAGAATCTGCCCATTGTAGCTGTCGATACCGCCAGCGTTCTCAATCTGTTCAAGAACGATGTCGGGGTCGGGATTGAAGGTGTTGATGCGCTCGATGGTCTTCTCGTTCACCATCAACCGCTTTCCGTTCCTCGTTTTCTTCTGTTCCCAGTCTGGATGCAGCAAGACGTGCGCCACGTTCCCATTGTCGTCCGTCTCTTCCAGTCGGCAATTCTCAAAGGGTACGTGGCTCACGCTCGACACCTGCCCGAGAACGTTGTAGTTCACGTGAAGGGCAAAGCCCCCAAACCTGGCGAGGTCGCCCGATACGTTCCGAAGCAAATCGTCTGCCGTATCCCCCTGCTGGTTCATCGCCAACGCTGCTAGAATGTCGCTATCGAAGCCGTAGCCCTCAATGAATCGGGCGTAGCGATTAAGGCAGAGCATTGCCGTTCCGCTGGCTTCCGTGATGCGTGCGAGGTTCTGCGGATATAGATTATCATATCCGTATGCCTGCATCTTGAATCGGCTCACGTAGCCAATATCAATTCTTCGCTTCGGCTTCTTAACTGTCTTTACGTTCATCTTGCTTGTGTCGTTTTACCTGTTGTTTTATTACTCTTCCTTGCCTGCTTTTTCGGCTTGGTCGAGGTCTTTCTTCTTGTCGCTGCCTGCTGGCTGCTGTTTGTTCTCGATGAGTTCCTCGCTGGGTATCTTCTGGAAGTATTTCTCCATCTGTGGGTACTTCGTCAGATATTCGTGCGCTACCTTGTCGGTCAGGTTCTCATTAGTGAAAATCTTACCATTGTAGAAATCCGGGCAGGAAATGATGAAGCCTGCCTTCATTGCGTAATTACATTGCTTTGGCATAGCCTTTTCTTTTTTGAGTTTTAAATAAATTTCAATCAAAGCATCGTGGTAACACAGCTGGCAGGTTGTCGGTACAAACCGCTTTCGTGTTACCTCGAAATATAGAGTTTCTATAACAGCCTTGTCGGTTGCATCAAAGGGACTGTCGAAACGTGCCTTCAACTCCCCGACCTTGGCTATTGCTTCCTCGTAGGTCATAGCTTAACCTCCTACGGCTTCTGTTGTCAGACTGGCGTACTTGGCTGCCGTTGTCTCGCTGTCTGTATCAAAGAAGAAATAAGCTGCCTTCGGTACGCTCTCCTCTTCCAGCGTGATAAGCCAGCCGCCCTCGGTGTCGTCTGAGTACTTGTCGTTTTCTCCAGCACTTGCCTTCAGTGCCTGCGCATATCCGAATACCTGGTACTCTGCCTTTCCGTCCGCTCCCTTCGAAAGGTTGCGCAGGATGATAACGAACTTTCCGTTCGCCAGTCCGTCAATGATATTTGCGCAAACGTCAGGTGTGTTTGCCAATACCACGACTGCTACGGTATTCTTCCAGCTGTTGCGATACGTGCCAACGATCAGCTCGGTCTTGGTTCCAGTGTATGGCTTGCTGCCTTCCTGCCGGATAGCGTATGCTTTCTTGCCAGTCTTCAAGACCAATGTGCTAATTATATTACCCACGACAACGGACTTGGCAAAGTCAATGTCGTCTCGGTTGATGATAAGTCCATCGCCCTCCAATCCCTTTGTTACCTGGTCTTCGCAAGGGATGATGATGTCCTGGGCGATAAGGCTCTCGCAAGTTTTTGCCATATTAATTCGTTTTAAAATTGTTATATCCCCAACACCGTTTTGTGGGTGTTGAGGATTTGTAAACTTAATACTTGATGAAGATATGGAGCGATTAGTAAGCTGCGTGGATCATATTCTCTTCGAGGAGAGCCGTGCCAATCTTACCAGTTGAGTAGATATAGTTTCTACGCTCCTTGTGGTCGAACCAAGCATCCAGCTCACTAATGAGCGAATCCTGCGGTGTGCCGACCATCAGCTGCTTAGGGTTACAGAAGACCATACGATGAGGAAGGTTGTACGCTGTAGCGCCTTTCTCATAGCCCTTAATCATTCTGTCCCAAATGCTGACACTGGCAATTTTAATGCCGTTGTAGGTCGATGTTTGGAAGCCATCGAAGACCTTCTCCCAAGGCATAATGTCGTGGTACGTCTTCTTGATGTCGTAAGTCAATGCGTCAGCCAGCGAGCGTGTCATAAGAAGCACAGCGTTCGGATCATCGATGATGCGTGAGTCCACGTTCATAAGCATATTGTCTACAAGGTCGGTTGCCACACCCTGCTTGCGGATTGCCGCAATCTGCTCCGCCATCGTGGTTTCCTTGTTGGCTGCAATCTCGGTGCGGTTCTTTGTGGCTGTAGCTGCGAAAATTTTCTTGAAGAGACCATCGCAAGTGGTAAAGTACTCCTTCTTCAAGCCATCGGTCAGCTTGCCGCCCTCGGAAACAGTCTGCGCATCCTCAGCACCAAACCAGCCGAATCGCCAAACCATCTGCTTCATAGCACGCTCAAGTGCATCGGTGTAGATTACCATGAAGTCGGTGCTGGTGAGGTCTCCAATGTCTGTGCCGGTCTTCAAGCTGTACTCAGCGATTGAGCCTTTCAGCGAATCATAGCAAATCTTGATTGGTACTTGCCAGCCGCCAAGCTTCCAGCGCTCCAAGTTGTTTGCGATGCCCTTCTCGTCATACGTTGGGTCGCAACCGCTGCCAGCCTTGCCGACCATCTCCATCTCACCAATGATGGCGATAGGGTCTCCGTCCTTGACCTTAGTGATGGTGACGAAATCCGCAATGTTTTCATCCTTGTAGAACGTCTCCTGAACGGCATCCTTGATGGTCTTCAGATTTTCGGGTTCGAGGACAAAGTTCTCGAACTGCTTTACATCAAAAGTATTACTCATAATTTATAACTATCTAATTTGTTTTTACTTGATTTCTTACAAAGTTTTAATCCTTGCTTGGTCGCTTCTTGAAACGATAAGCCTTGACCTTCTCGCTGATAGTCTTTGCGTCCGCCTTAACGTCCACCTGCTCTCCTGCGCCCTTGCCGCTTGGCTGTCGCTGTGCTGGCTGGTAGTGGCTGCTGAAGCCTGCCAGCACCTTCTCCACACCGCCAGCCATCTTCACTGCATTCAGGATGCGCATATCCTCCTTGCTCTTCGCAAGTTTCTGTGCACTTGCCAGCTGTGCCTTGGTGTCACTCAACTGCTGCTTGAGTTCTGCTACCTGCTGCTGCAACTTGGCTACGGTGTCGTTGTCGGTGCTTGATGCGCTACCGCCCTCACCGCCTTCATTGCCTGCGGTCTTAATGTCGGTGATTACACCATCCTCGACAACGATTGTCTTGCCATCGGGCATTTCAAACGTTCCGTCCGGACTTGCCTTGTCGCCAACCTGCGGATCTCCCTCTTCTCGCTCAACGGTCAGTGTCTGTCCGTCCGCTGTGTTGAGTTCCATAGCCTTTGGCTCTACCTTGGCTTGTGGCTCTACCTTGGCTTGTGGCTCTGCCAACGCCTGCTCTGCTTCCTCCAGTGTCTTCACGCCAAACTTGGCGAGAATCTTGTCGAGGAGAGAAGCCTTTACTTCTGTTTTCTTCTCCATTGCTTTTGGATTTTGTTGTTTTGAATTAATAAAATTTTCGATATTGCGCTTCGATGCGCTTGCGCTGATTGGTGCAACGGTGCTGCTTATAAGACCTAGGCGCAAAGCCTCGCTGGTGCTGATGAAGATGTCCTTATCCATCAAGGCTTGAATCTCTTCCCGGTCGCACCCGCACCGCTCTACGTATGCGTCCACCATCTTGTCCTGCCACATCTGCATTTCCTCGCCCTGGTTCTTCAAGTCCTTTGCGTTCAGCTGGTCGCCCAGACACCAGCCGGGGACCCACGGATTGTGCAGGAGAAAGGCAGCGTTCTCGTATGCCTTGCGGCTCTCCTTTGGTGCTGCCAGCATAATGATTGTTGCCATACTAGCAGCCTTGCCCTCAATGGTGCAGGTAATCTTCTTGCCACTCTGTCTCAGTCTGTCGTAAATCGCCCAGCCTTCGACAACCGAGCCGCCATTGCAGAAGATGCGCATATCGATAGTGTCATCATCCTTCGGTATGCTTGCTGCAAAAACATCTATATCTTGGAAACATACGCAGTCACCACCCCACCATTGATACCAAAACTTATTGTCTTGGCTGTCGATGTCGTTGTATATTCTGAGTTTTGCCATTGAAACGTTATTTTTAAGTTTTAAAACGCTGCAAAGATACGATTATTTTCGATATGTTTATCTCACAAACAGTTAATTTTCCTAAACAAGCCGAAAATTTGCGCTCTAAGCGGCTTTTACTGCCTTGGGCGTATAACTTTACCACCTTCGACCAGAAACCGCTCAGAACGCAAATCTTGATGAAATAACAACACCATTAGAGCCTGCCGATATTCTCTATCGTCTGCACTCTCCGCTGGGTGCGGTTTATCTCTTCAACGCTCACTACTGGCTGGGGAGCCATCTGATACCCTCTAGCGACCGCTGCCGCCAGCATATCCATACCGATGTTGCTTCCTCCGTTGTTTACTACGATAGGCACGCCACCTCCAAGCTGGTTGAATGCGGATAATATCGGGCTGAACATCGATGTCGCCTTGGCGGTCATTACGCTCTCGCCATTGGATAGCCTTGCCGGGATGCTATCACTCGTTCCAGTGCCCGAGCCTTGGACGTAGCCACCAGTGGAAAAGCCCTTGACGAGTGCTTTTGCGCCTGCAAACGCTGCCTTGACAAGTGCCATCAAAGCTGCTGCGCTCGCCACACCAAACCACGACTTGCTTGCAATCTCCTTGGCGAGGATTTGAGCATAGTAAGCGTTAACTGCTATCTCGATTGCGTCCAGTATTGATGTCAGCATCGATTTAAGGAATGAGTGTAGCGATTTATCCTCGCTCTCGAAGAACTCGGACAGACCGTCTCCCATAGTCTGTATCATATCGCTCATCATTTTCAGTTGCTCTTCCTGCAAAGATGCCTTTTTCTTGTTGGCTTCCTCTTGCTCCTTGACTTCTGCATCGCTCAAATCCTTCTGTAGCTGCTCCTGCACGGCTGCATAGTCCTTGTAGGCTTGCATCTTGCTGTCTAGGAAAGCCTTGTATCTCTCCAGCTTGGCTGCATCGTCTTCCTCGCCAGTGCCACCGTTCATAATGTCCGCATCCCTGCGCTTCTTCTCTGCTTCCTCGAACTCCTTGTTGATTTCATCCACAATCTCCTTTGCTTGTTTCTTGATGTCTGCCTTTGCCTTAATCATAATGTCGAGCAGCTTAGCCTGCATTTCCTGCGCCTTTTCCGCTCCTATCTCTCCAGCCGCCACGTATGCGTCAATGCTCCTTGCCACCATATCCTTCTCCAGCTGTTCCAGGTCGTTGCTGTAGTCTCGCTCGTTGTCATACATACCTGCGAGGTATCGCTTCTTTGCGTCCATTACTTGCTCGTTGTACTTGTACTGGATAAGCGCAATCGCTTCCTGCAATTCCTTTTCCTGCTTCTTCCTGCGCTCTGCCTCTGCCTTTGCCGCCTTGTCGGCTGCTGCCTTCTCCTTCTTGGTCTTAGGGGTAGTGCTGGCGATATTAGTGCCGTCCTTGAGCTTTGTATTGTCGGTTGTGGTGGTCGCCATAGATGGCGCATCTGCGCTGACTGGTATCTTGATGTTAGCATGGTTAAAAGTATTCTTCATGCCACCCACGATAGCATCAGCCATTCCGCTGCCGAATTTCTTCAAGTCTCCCCAAGCCTCCTTCACGGTATTGCCAAGACCCGAAAAGACGGAGTTAAATCCATCTCGCATCTTCTTCACGTCAAAGGAGAAAAAGCCCTCAAACATCTGCAACAGTCCCCTCACTGGTCTTGCAACAAGCTTAATGGCATCTATGATGATGTTGAAGGCAACCAAGGCAACCTGCCCGACAGACTTAAACGCAAAGCCTATCAACTGAATCAATCCCCTAAATGCCACACTTTGGTTATAAAGGTTGATGATCGCCCTCAATAGTTTCGTTAGATGGTTGCTCACGAATGTTGCCGCCTGAGCCTTCATCATTTCAAAGCCGCCACCAGTAACGTCAAAGAGTGCACTTGCGGTATCCTTCAAACGCTTGTTGGCTTCCACCTGCTTTTCCTGAGCCTTGGCAACATCACTGGATTGTTCCTTGACCTTATCCATGTTCATCTCAATGTCTCCGAGGGTCTCGATGTACTTTAGTCCTGCATCCTCGCCAGGACCTCCAAATATATCTGCGATGGCTTTTCCTACATTGGCTGATGAAGCAGGGAACTCCTTTAGCTTGTTTCCGACCTCCTGCATGATGTCAAATGTGGTCTTGCTGCCGTTTTGCAGTTCTTTCTGAACTTTCTCGCTAGATATACCTATGCCATCCAATGCGGCTGCTGTTGCGGTAGTCATCTCTCGAAGTCTAATATTACCCTCCTTGATGGTGTCAAGACCCTTGTCAGAGAATATTCCCTGCTTGGTGGCGTTGGTTGAAATTGCCACGAATTGCTCCGCATTCAATCCAGCCTCCTTCAGGTACGTTGGGTATTCCTTCACGTTCTCTAGGAACTCATCACTAGCATTCGCACCAGCCACAAAGCCATCTTGCAAGAGCTTTAGCGATTCTGATACACTGATTCCAAACTGCTTGCTCATTACATTTGCGGATTGCAAGGTTTCGCCAAAATCAACGGAAAACGTCTCGCTGATTGCCAAGGCTTGATTTCTCACTGATTTCATTTCGTCACCGAAAAGCCCAGTGAACTGCATGGTCTTGCGTGTGGCTTCCTCTATGCCCTTGTTGTAGTCATAGAACCATTTGAAAGCCATTCCGACACCAGCCACACCTGCCATAGCGAGGAAATAAGGGTTGGTCAATAAGGATAGAGCCGTTTTTTTCAACGCACCAAACTTCACCCTTAGGTCTTCCACAGACTTTCCCATTTCCATAACCTTTCCGATTCCGGTATCATCAACAACATCAAAACCGAAAAACTCGGTATTCTGTAGGTCGTCAGCCGCCTTCATCATTGAATCGTAATAGCTGCCGACACTGCGCTGAAACCTTCCTGTAGCCTCCTCAGCCTCTTTCAGTTCCTCTATCAAGTCTTGAATATGCTCCTGCATCTCCTGACCCTTAGAACTCTCACGCTCGGCACGGCTCATCTCATCGTAAGCCTTTGTGGCATTTGAAAGCTGGGCACGCAACTGCTTCAAGCTGCCCTCCTGCTCGTTTTCGGTGCGCACGTTGTTCTGTATCTCCTTTTGCAGCGTGCGCACGTTGTAACGGTATTCCTTGATGGTTGCGTTGATGGCTTCCGTCTGCACCTTCATTTCGTTGGTCGTGATGGTCTTGTCTTTTTCCTGCTGCTGCAAGTCCTTGATGGATTGCTTTAGCTGGTCTATCTTTTCCTTGTATCTGATGATGCCATAGATTGCATCCTCGTACTTGACCTTGATGTCAAGAATCTGCTGTTTGTCTTCACTTACCATAGTTTTTTGTCTTTTAGTTGTTCAACTCTATCATTGTAACCTCGCAGTATCCGCTGTTTGTTGTCTTGATTTCGAGAACAGCAAAATACGCTCCGTACTGGGCAAGGTACACTGGCTTCGTTTCATCAAAGTTCAGTATCTCCAAATCGGAAAGGTTGAACCGCTCCGTTATCTGGTGCGGATTCGCCACTGTCTTTCTCAGCTTATCAAGCTTGCTGTCGAATATACCTTGCAGGTCGATGTTGAAAGCCAATACCGCATAGCCGGCATCGTCCTTTGCAAGATTCACGATTCGGTCTTTGCACGCCTTGTACTTGGTGGCTGTCTGTACAGTTAACGTGGTTCTACCAAAGTAGCGTTGCGTACTTTCCCACTCGTATATCGGAATGCGGTTTCCGTCCGTGGCTGCGAATGGAAGCGTGCAAACGTCCTGCGTATATTCCAGCGTCTTGTTGTCTATCTCCATATCCGCATCGTGCTTCCGAAAGACGGTATCGTCTTCCTTCCACTTGTAGATGTTATGCTGGCAGTAGTCCTCTACGCTGAAATCGGTCTGCCTTGGATGGTTGCAGGCTTCGCTTGGAATGAGTTTCTTCGTCCAGTCCACCGCTTGCACCTTGGCTTCCCATAGGCTCACGATGTCCGCAAACGCAAGTCTTCCATCGGTGAATCGCTGGCTTGGGAACGTTGATGTCAGAATGCAGATACACTTCAGAAAATCCGTCACCTTGATGTCGGGCAGGTTCTTGCCGATAGGGAAATTTCCTCCGTAGGGCACTTCATCGCTCTGACTGATGCTTGCAGAAATGCGTCCGTTGTACCCACGAAGCCCTCTCAAGACTCCCTTACCGTAGTGTTTGAACTCGAAGGTCACGATGTCGCCCTCTTCAAGTTGAATCTCCCCTCGCCCTGCTGCAAGGTGTATGAACCGTCCGTTCACCTTGTCCGAGTCGTAGTCTGTAATATACCCTCTAGAAGAAGGATAATCTTCATCTATCTCCAAGCCTGCGATGTATGTCTTAGTGTACTCGCTTTCCTCCTGGTCGCTCGTATGCTTTGATACAACCTTGATTTCAACGTAGCAAGGATCATACTGATATACTCCGTTCCATTCGATAGAGCCTTCGTAAGAGTTTCCGATATGCCCATTCGGGCGTGCATTCGATGCGTCCCACGACCAGTTCATCTGAACATCGAAAATCATCGTGCAGGCAATCTTTACTTTCAGCTGGCTGTATCTGGTCGCAAGTTCCAGTCCATCGAATACCTCCGATAGGCTCGTTGGCTGGAATTCAAGAATGCCGAGGTTCGTTGTTGCGATGAAAGTACCCTCAAAGCTGCCTACGACCGTCTGTGCATCTGCCTTCCTCGTAATTAATGGGACCGCAAGCCCCTTGATGGTTTCTTTCGCCTGGCTGCTCCATCCGAATGCAACCCCGGTCTGCGCCGTGATAAGGTCTAGGATATATTGTACCGTCACGCTTGGCTGGATTGCTCCCTTGTCAGCATAACCAAAAGAGCCGCCTCCGCCAAACGAACCGCCTCCGCTCGAAGAAGTCTGTACTTCCCTGCTGCTGGCTCTCGCCCGGCTCTCAGTCTCGCTCTTAACTTGAATGGTCGTTCCAGTGCTGTATTCCTTGATTGCGTTGATGACAAGCCACTCTGCCGTGGCTGGTGCTTGAAGGTCTATATCGATTGGCTCACTCTCGCTGGTGTACTTCACGCTGTATGGTGCGAATCTCGATGTCTTGTATTGTGTTCCGCCCGATACGTAGTAGTTGCTTTCAGAACCTTCGCCTGCTATCCAGTAGAACATTCCGTCCTTTGATGGCTTCACGTAGATAAGCCTTCCTGCCTGCTTATACCTGGTTACGTTCACCGTAATTTCTGTTCCAACCTTGTCTGCTGGTATGTCTTCCACTCCCCAGGCTTCCGTAAACCCGGTTGCAGGGTCGTAGCTTCCGTATTCCACCTGCCCTGCTGGTGCTTCGTCCATCAATGCAAATCGGATGCTGATAGTCGTCATAGCAGTTTTCGTGTCTCCACTGGCGCAAAGGATGCCTGCACCGATAGATTCTGATAAAATCGGGTCGGGTGCTGGTATGGTCGGATTGGTTTCCGACTCGGTTGTTCCTGCATCCGCAGCAAGGCTCACGATGTTCTTGTTACTGTCGAGTATTGCCCAGGTTCGATAGTCCCCCTTTCCCAACACTTTGCTGATGGTCGCTCTCATTCCAGCCTCGAAAGGTATGATTGTGCACCGATAGGCACCATCGGTCAGCACCTCGCCAGATACATATATTCCGACCTCTGTTCCTGTTCTTATCTTGCCGTCAACGAGTGAATATGTCGTGTTGCTGTTCCCTCCAACGTTGCGGTCATAGCCCTGCCAATCCTCACTTGATGTCTTGACCGCTGCAGGGTCGTAGCTTCCATAGAAAACTCCCTCGGAAATCGCCTTCTCGTAGGTGTAGGAGCTGTTGTTTCTGTTGAACCGCAGATACTTCGTGCAATTTAACTCGTTCAGTTTCAAATCGGACGATTGCAGCGTTGCCAGTGCCTGGAACAATCCCCAATAAATCGAAATTTCGATGGTTTCCTTTACGCTCAGGACGCTTGCCCTTCCATTGCGGATAATCTCCAGCCCATTGCGGAAATAACGTGCTGTGTGGAAAATATAGGGGTATTTGCTGCTTGTGCTCGGTTTCCCTGCAAACTCCATCACAGCCATATTGTGCGCTGTCTTGGGCAGGTTGATGGTGTATGTCGTGTTTGCGGTCATTTTCGTGATGTCACGGAAAAGGTTGCTCTTGATGTCAAGCGTGATTGCCGTTTCCTCGCTCATATCCATCAAGATGCCATCGATGTAAAGTTGCTGGTCTGTCATAGTTGCTGAATCTGTGTATTGTTAATAACCAGGTTGCAGACGAAATCCTGCAACTCTGCCGTTGTTTTGGTGTACGTTCCTGCCTTGATTGTCACGCTCTGCCACTTGTTGCCCCCGAGGTACATATCCACGACCGGACTGCTGGCTAGGTCTTGCAGGAAATCGAACGTCTCGCTGTCCACAAGTGGTGCGCAAAGCGGTATGGTGTCCTCTCTGCTGTAGCCCTGCCGTCTTCCGTTCACTCCAATGAAGCCGAATATCGTATCGTCATACCCTCCGAGGTTGTTGCGAATGAAGCTTGTGTCGCTGCTTATCGCCCTGCTCTCATCGCCTTGCGTGAATAGCCAGTAACGGTAAAAGCCGTGTCGGTCAACCCAACGAAGATAAATGCCCTCCTCCGTGTCGTTCCTTTCTATCCTTGCAAGGAGAGATTGCTTGCCACCGCTCTCCATCGCAAAGGTAAGGTCGAAAACGTCCGTGAACGTTCCCTGCTCTATCTTTCCATCATAGTCGTAGATATTCCAGTACCTCGCCTTGCTTGGCAGAACGCTGGCGTTGATGTCCACGATGCCATCGATGCCCGGCTTAACCATTTTGTTCGGTGCTCCCTCGTAGCCGACAAGTATCTGGGAAGCCGCATTGAGATAAAAGCCAAAGGAGAATGGGAAATGCGTGAACCAAGTGAGCCTCTTGAATCCGTTCCACGTCTCGCCTGCCCTCATCGCTCCCCACACGTAGAAGGTCGTGTAGCTGAATGTAGCAAGGTCGCTCCCCTCGCTGTCCTTGATCTTCACGGAAATGTTGAACACTGCCCCGAGTTTGCTCTGCTGAATCTCCTTGTTGTTGTAGTCAATGTTCCCGAAGCTGATGCCATCGAAGAGTGCCTGCACATATTCTCGGTAGTCCATGATGCAGTTCTCTGCAAACGCTTCCACGCTGTACGTGTGCGCCCTGGTCTCCCTGCTGATGGTTGTCTCGATGCTCGCAACGCCCGAGCCGCTTGCCTTGATGATGCAGGGAAGGAATGCGAAGCCTACAGCGTCCGCATACTTAATCGTGATGCCGTTTTTCGTTGTCTGTCTCATACCGTCTCATTGTTTAGTTTGATACTCCCCACCGACTGGTGGATTAAGAAAATAAGTCGCTGCCCCAGCCGTTTCATCGTGTCGGGCACAACGTTGCTGTACACGTCAGCCCTGCCGCCAGTGCGGTGCAGCCTAGAACCCTTGTTGGCGATGGTGTGGGCGATAGCCCCTGCCATACTCATATCGCCACGCTCTTGCGGTGTGTACTTGTGCGGTCGCTGGGTCTTGTAGGGGATAGGTGTGCCGTGCAGTCCCTTGTCCTTCATCCACTGACGGATGATGCCACGGAAGCCGTATGGTATCTTTCCTGCCCTTCGTCCAGTCTCCAGCACACCGAATGGCTTGTGTCCCCATAGGATGGTCTCATCCTCGCTGGGCTGCTCCACCTTTAGGCTCGCTATGGTGCGCCCCGATGCGTTCTGTCCGTTGATTCTGATGTGGTTGATGATAAGCTGCCGTGCTCTCTCCACTTCCTCCCTCATTATCAGCGATGCCGCCTTGGGGTCGAATTGAATACCTCCCTTGCTCATACCACACACCCTCCTATGCTCTGTGTCAGTTGCAGGGAGTACATTACGCCCGACACGATCGTGCTCAGCCGCTCGATGATGGTCTCGTAGTACTGCTGCCCCTCCAGCGGTTCGAACTGGTGCGACTGGTTGATGGCTCGTATCATCCTTGCCCCTGCCACCTTCATTCGGTCGATGCACTCTCCGTTGTCTTCTCCTTCCGCTCCCCTCGGTACGGTGTCGAGATAAGCCAGGGCAACGTTCACGGTGTCGTAAACCCTGCCGTTGCGTATCTCTGTCGTGCCGCTGGCTGGGATGATGCACACGATTGCCGGGTAGCTCAGCTTCTCCAGCTTGGTGTCCGCCGTGTCCCAGTCCTCGAAAAGGTAGGTGTAGTCCGGTAGCGTGTCTGCTGCCAGCTGCTTCAATGTCTCTCTGATTGTTGTTGCCATAATTATCTTGATTTACGTTTCATCTCCTCCGCCTGCAACTTCTGCAGGTTCCGCTCGTACACGCTTCTCTTGTTGTCCATCTCCATACACTTGTAGATGCGAAGCCACGGTGTCTTCAGAACTTGGTCGTGGTCGCTTATGCCCATCCTTACCGCATACCAGTCCAGCATACCGAACAGTCCGAAGCGCAGGGTGTCGATGCCTGCCTCCTTCTCCAGTCTCGTTGGCTTCGCTGTGTCGGTGCTCTCGAAGAGCTTGTTGATGCGCTCAACCTCTGCTGTTACCCATCCGATGAGCATAACGACATCAACCGCCCTAGCCTGCTCCACTTCCTTGTGGCTCAGACCGAGGACGGTTGTCACTATCTGATACAGACTTTCCTCGCTGTCTGATAGCTGGGAAAGGTCAATCAGCTGCCCGATGGATAGCTGGTTGAGGTTGTCGGGAACTTGTTTCTCCCCGACAAAAGCTGGTCGTGGCTGCTTGCCGATTTTATAGCTTGTGTGCCTTGCCACTGCCAGCCAGTACTTGAATGTAGTGTTCTTATCCATACGCTTTATAATTTTGTCGTAGTTATTGTCTCAATACGTGCGCCCTAGCCGTTCCGTGGCTTGCTACGGATAACTTCTTCAAGGCTACGTATCGTATTGCGTCTATGCCGTGGTTGAATGCGTCTATAGGCTGGTTCGTGGTCTCTCCATCCCTTGACTTCTTCCACTTGTATTGCTGCATATTCTCGATGATGCCGTGGCTTCGTCTTGTTATGTTGATGCGGAAACGCTTCAAGATGTCGATGCCGTTGTTGATGCTGTCCGCTCCCTTGGTGCTTCCTATTATCCACAGCCCTTGGTTGTGTATCTCCTGAATGCTCTTAGGCTCTGCCGAGTCCGCAATGATAAGGTCTCGTTTCGTCAGTCCTTGCTCCTTGCAGCGGTCTGCGATGTCTTCGTTCGTCAATCCCGGCTGGTAGATTTCCTCGTCCACCCAAAGCTCACCGTGTGCGAGAATAACGTGCTCCAGTGCAGTTGGATCGTTAGTGAATCCGAAGTCCATACCCCTGCACTCCATCTTCCACTCCTCCCTTGGTGGCAGCTTGTCAACGATACCCCAGTTGGTGAAGATAAGCCCGGTTATCTTTCCAGTCAGTCCACGCGCATATACTCGCCACAGCTCGGGGTCGTCAATCTCCTCAATCTTCTTGTGCTCCTGCTCAGTAAGGAATCGGTTGTTCCGGTGGTCGCTCAGTATCAAACGGCAGTCATCCCTGCCGATGATGTTGTTGTGCACCCAGAACCTTGCGCTTGGATTGTAGTCGATGAACACCTGCTTTCGGGTTCGGATGGCAAGCTGCCAAAATACTTCGTAGGGCACACCGTTCGCCTCGTTCACGAACAGGTAGTCTCGCTTACCGTTCTTGGCATCCTGCGCATCCTGGTAACTCTTGAACTCGATGATTGAGCCGTTTTTCCCTCTGTAGCTGCTGTCGCTCTTGTTGTTCTTGAACCAGTCCAGAAGCTCTGCCCTTGTGTGCAGGATGGTGTCTAGGTCTCGCATGGCTCCCACCTTCAAGTTCGGGAGGTCTTGACCGCACACCGTGATAATTGCCATCGGATGCTCAAAAGAAAGCACTATAAGACGCTGCATAATGGTGTATGTCTTCCCCGAGGACGTGCCTCCTTGGTTCACGAGAAACCTTGGCTTCACGTCCGCATTCGGGGCATACAGTTCACCAATAACGTCAAATAGTGCCATTCTTACAAACAATAAAACTTAAAACAAAAATTATTCTTTATCCAATCCCTCACGCTCGATTACTTCCTGCTCGCTGGATGCACAATCGTGCCCCGAGTTAATGTAGCGTACCTCGATGCCGCCTTGGAAGCCTGCGTTCAGGTCGAGCACGACCTTATCCAGTCCGAGCAGCTTGCAAATCTGCGTCTCAGCTTTTAGGATGATGTCAAGATACCTTGGGTCTCCGAGTCCTCGCTTCTCAGCATCGTACATTATCGCCTTGACGGTCTCCATCGTTACCTGCCCAGTTGCAGGATTCTCGCTTGGCAGTCCGACTTGCGTCTGTGTCTTGCCGTGGTAGTCTTCCTTGGATTTTTCCCACGCATCCCAGGCTTCACGTATTACCAGCTTCAACCTTGCCACCTCGCTGGTTATCTTTTCGTCTGTGTCGGTCAGTCTCTCTTCCCTCCACTCCTTCAATAGCCGCTGAATGTCGCAGTGCGCTTGATTGTATTTCGGTCTGTCGAGCCGTTTCCTCACCTCTGCCGTGATTTCTCGCTCCGTCCATCCCTTGCGGTATAATGGTGCGATAATCTGCAAGCGGTTTTCGATGTCGATTTTCTGCGCTCGATGTTTGTTGTTATTACCTTGTGGCATACGATTCTGATTTAAAATTTAGCTCCGTTGTACTTGTATACGATGTTCCCCTCGCTGTCTCGTTCGTCAGCTGGTACCATAGCCCCTTCGAACATCTTGTATGGCGAGTGCGCTGCCTGCGGATTGTTCCAGCACCACTTCATATAGTCGGCTGCGCTCATCGTGTAATACTTCGAGTATTTCTCACGTGTTCCCAGGTTCATCGCCTTCTCCAGTCTCGCCCTCAAAAGGTTCTCTGCATCAAGCTTGATGTCGCTCCACCTCACGTATCCCTTGCGCTTGCAAATGTTCAGTGCTTCGCACATCTGCCCCCTGCTGTAGTTCCACGTTGGCGGCAATCCACAGCAACTTCCGTTGTGGCAAAGTTCCTTGAAGTGTGCGTCCGATACATAAAAGCGCATTCCCAGCTGGTCGCACAGTTCCTTCATATTCCTGAAGAACGGTTCTTTAACCTTGCGGTTAAGTCTAAGATAGCCGGATTGTACGCTGTACTTCTTGTAGAATGCGAGAATGTCGAAACCTGCCATCTTGCTGATGGTAGGCAACAATTCCCTCAGTGTCGGGCTTCTCGTCTCCAGGCAAAAGAACTCGGTGCTCAAAGCGGTAGCCCCTCTGTTGAATGCTTCCTTGATAAGGTCGAGGTACGTTGGCGTGCTCACTCCGATGATGAAGGGTCTAAGTCTCAGCGTTGCCCCTCCTGCCCCTGCATTGGCGATGCGCTCGATGGCTTCCAGTCGTGCTTGTGGACTTTCCACCCCTCGCTCTATTACTCTAGCCTTCTCTGCATCGCTGGTAATGATTGAGAACTTGAAGTTCCAGTTCTTCTGCCCTCTGATCAAGTCCATATATCGCTCATCCTTGGTGAACCATGCTCCCTTGGTCGAGAAGCAAAGCGGATAGTCTATATCCTTGAAGAAACGCAAAAGCTCCAGTGTCGTTCCGTACTTCCGTTCGAAGTTGTCGAACTGGTCGCTCATACTTCCCCACTGCATAACCTTGCGAGCCTTGATGTATGGCGCAAAGTCTCCACCGTGCTTGTCGGGGTCAATGAACATTCGCTTGATGCGCTCAACGCTCACGTCCTTAACCTCCTTGTGCAGGTATTCCTTCTTCTTGCTGCCAATACCTCGCTGGTTCTGCGCAAAGCAATACATACAGCCAAAGCTGCAATTATTGTAAGTGTCAAAAGCCATTGGCATTGAGCAATCGGGAAACTCGTATGTTATTCTTGGCGTGTTGCCATAATGTTCTGCCATATCCTCATAAATTTATTTTATTGATGATAAAGTCTGCGATTTGGTCTGCTGTCAGCTTCGTGGTGTCTATCGCTACAACGTCACAACCAGCAGTTTGCCATTTCTTTGCCGAGTGTGCCGATTCTCGCTGTCCCCGGATAATATCCTTGCTCAACGTTCCGTTAGACCGTTCTGCGAGCCTTTTCTGGATTTCTTGCAATGGTGCGTATAAGAAGATTACAATCTGTCTGTCTGCATTGAACATTGCGTGCGTCAAGTTCGGACCCCAGCATTTAAGTCTCATCCCTTCGCAAATGATGCAGTCGGTGCTTTCCAGTGCCTTCTTCACGATGTCCCGAAGTATGGTCGTACCGTTCAGATTGTCAACACCTCCGTACTTAACATCGTATCGCCCTGCAAATGCAACTCCATCCCTGGTGCTGCTTATTCCGTCCTTGTAGCTTTCAACGCCACCAAAGCTTTCTATCAGCTTTCGGGCAACGGTGCTCTTTCCGCTGGCGTTGGTTCCGATTATGAAAACACAAGTCTTTCTCATATTCGAGTTATTTTTATTAAATTTCGTCTCTGTCGGATTGAATTGTTCCGAGCTGATAGTTTATCCATTTCAAGCGTTTCTCCGACTTAAACGCGAAAATTCCGACTATTCGGGTTTTTCTTTGAGTTCTTCCACGTCAAAGTTGCGCTTCTCGATTGCGTCAAGTCCCAGCATATCTGCCACGGCTTTTGCGTCCTCGCTGCGATATACGATGATGATGCGCTGCTCTTCGTCCTCTTCCGGCTCGTAGGTCGTGGCTTCCTGCTGGATTTCCCAGGGGTTCAATCCCCATCGCTGCATATCGTCCACGTCAAACGCTCCCTTCAGCTTCTCTTCATCCCAGCTGCCAAAATAGACGTTATCCTTGATGATGAACTCGTCCGTCTCTTCCTCGGATAGGCTGTCAGCAATAACGACCTCGACCTTTGGTTCTTCCTTCCACTTCTCCCAGTGGTTGCAAAGCTGCTGCTTCTCCCCATCGGTCAGTTTCACGGCTACGGCTTCAATCGCTCCCTTGATTGCTTCGTCTTCCATCTGCTCGATGTTGAGAAGGGCACGGAAGCGCATATTACCTCCGAGGATAACTCGGTTCTCATTGCATACGATTGGTCTCATCTGCAACATCTTCGGAAACGTCAGAATACTCTCAACGAGCTTCTGCATCTGCTGTGGCTCTATTGTGCGTGGGTTGTCTTGGTTCTCCACAAGGTCGTGCAGGTTGATGTTCTCGATTCTATTCTTCTCCATTGTCTTCCTCCTTTCCTTCTTGTCTTGGTTTCAGTTCGTCAAAGTTCCAGACGATGCGGTCGATATGATCAACTCCAAGCAGCTTGGCAAGGAATGGCTCATCGGCTGGCTTGTAGTGAATGATTACGTTATCACGTGGCAGAACGCCATCGCCCATTATCGTTGGCAAGTCGTCAGGAGTCAAGTCCTGCCCTTCGATTTCGGGCGGTAGTTCCCCTGCGAATGGGTCGCCCTCTTGGTCGTCCTTGTCTTTCTTCTTGCACTTGCTGGTGCTGCTTGCTTCCGCTGATGCTGGGTTCCAGACTGGCATACCCCAGTTCTGAAGCTGTGCGCTGTCCCATCGGTTCGCCAGGTCGTTGAAGTCCCAGTTACCGAAGGATAGATTGTCTTTAATCATAAACTCCTGCTTCTGTGCTTCCGTCAAGTCTGATGCACTCACCACGGTAACTGTAGGCTGTTGCTGCCATCCCTGCCAGTACTCCATCAATGCGGATTGCTCCTCATCGGATAGACGCTGCTCTGCATCCAGCTTCACTTGAATGCTTGCTTCGTCCATCGTGACAATGTGCTGCAAGGCTTTCAGTCGCATATTTCCACCCAGTGCGTGGAAGGTCTCATCAACAACAATCGGTCGCAGGGTCAGCATTCGTGGGAACACGATGATGCTCTGCACCAGCTTCTGAAAGTTCGCTTGGCTTATCTCCCTAGGGTTCACTTCGTTCTCGCTGACCCTCGATAGTGCGATTTCTTCTGTTTTCATTTTCTTCTTGTTTTAAGTTCGAAAAACTGCTTATTTGGTAAACATTGGCGCAAAGATACGACTTTTTCGCTTTAGTTGTTCGTTCTTCGCACGTTTTTAACTTTTTCCAACACTTCGTTTTATTTTATCCATCAAAGGCTCTGATGGTCTTCTGAAGGGTTGTCAGTGGCTTCTTTGGCTTGACCTTGACCGGGTATCCTGCGCACACCCAGGCGAGGAGAAGTGCGTCTCTCTGGTCTTGGTTCATTCTCGGGAGCTTTCCGTCTGAGCTGATGAAGTATGCGATTTCGTCTTGTGTTATTTTTCCGTCCTTGCCTTTCCAGCACTTCTTCAGCGGTTTGATTATCTCGTATGGGATATTGTAATGCTGACAGCACTCAACGATTAAGATTCCGGTCTGATGGTTCATCCCGGTTGAGCGTCCGATTGCTGCTGCCTTGACTGCCGACATAAATCTGCCTAGCACGTGCCAGTTGCTCTTGTTGAGCCAGCCGCCTTCAATGACGACCTTAACTTTCTTGCAGCTCTCGTTCATTGCCTTGAGGTAATCTATCAAAGCTGGAAAGTTCATTTTATAGGCGAGAAACTTCTTGTCGTCAAATACTGCTCCGACACCGCTTTCCTGGTTGTCGGGGTCGATGCCGATTATAACTGTTCCTTTTTCCATTTCGTTTTCTTTTGTTTTACTTTTGATATTCTTTTTTTTGTTATTTTCTTGAAATTTTCGTTCTAAGCCGTTATTTATGTGTCTGTGGGTAGTTGTTCGGGTTGAGGAGTCCTACGTGCGTGTGTGCGCTTGTGTGCGCTTGTGCGCTAGCTCCCTACTATTCCTATCCTCTACCCTATAGTCCCTTCTCCTTTCATCGTCTTGCAGGCTTGAAACGGAAAAATCGAGGGAGTGCCTGGCGATTTGCAAAATAAAGAATATATCGTACCGAATGAGTTTATCCTACAAACACTCCCCCTTTGGGTTGCAGGAAGTTCCCGATGTTCCTTGTTTCGGGATTCCTGCACTACAATCTGTCTTCTGTTATTTCATTTCTTCGTGTTCCACCTCGCTTTCTTTTTAATCGGAATGAATGCCGGACGACTCTCGTCTTTCCGAGTTGCCAGATTAATAATTTAAGTGATTTCATTGAGCGCAAAGATACAGTCTCAAATGTGTTATACTTTATGTTGTTTGCCGTTTGCGGCATTCATTCGCTGGTTAAGTACTTATCTTGCTGCTTGGAGCAAGGATTGCTTCTTCTTTCTCCTTACACGCTCTGCAAGCCACTTGAAGTGCTCTGCAGCCTGCGGATCACGGAAAATGGAAGCCTGCGCTTCCAGGCTTGCCCTATCCAGCTTCTTTCTTTCGGCTTCAATTCTCCGCAGCTTCTTCTGCTTGTCGTTGTAGCCCCTGACCTTTTCGGGGTTCGCCTTTCTCCAGTCGCTCGCAAGCTCAATCAATCTCTGTCGGTTCTTGCGGTAATACTCCGAGTTGTACTGAGAGACGTTGCGCCTTTTACGCTGCCTTTTTCCGTACTCTCTGATTCTGTCTGGGTTCGCCCTTCTCCATTCCCGGTTTCTCCTCATCATCTCGTCACGGTGCAGGACGTAGTATCTGCGTGCTCTCTCACGATTGTGCTCTCTGAGCTCCTCGTCAGTGTACTTCTTCTTTCTTCCCATTGCATTCCTTGATGTCTTGGTGTTCAACATATCGCCTGCGAGTTGGGCAGTACCTGCCGTTGATGCAGTTCCGCCCTCCCTCGCAAGCCTTGCACAGTTCGCTCGCCATACGCCCTAGAATGGTGGGTTCTCGGTGTCGCAGTCAGTGAAGGCAAGGTGCTCATTGCCCTCGTATGAGATGCAGGCGGTGAAGTCTGCTGGCTTTCCTCTATGTAAAGGCAATACGTTGTATCTCCACGCAAAGTCCTCTCCACGGTCACGGACAAAGAACGCTGGTATCCACTTGCATTTCCCCCCGTTCCTCACCAGCACCTTGTCGAAAGGCTTGAAGTCTGGCTGCTCCTTGCGCTTCTTTTCCTTGCTCTTCTCCCATAGGGTGCAAGCCTCCTGGAACGTGACGGCTTCGCCCTCTGTTGCTTCTCGAAGTTCATCGTGTACGCTGATACGCAGGTCGAAGGCTTGGTCGGTCACGAACTTCTCGTTCTCGATTTCGTACTGGTTGCCGAATGTCAGCGTGTCATAGCTCTCGTCCTTGCCGATGAGCTTGCCGATGATTGTCAGCTCTCCGTCCTCGTCTTGTTCATTGAAAACGTAGAGTTTTCCGATTTCGAACGCTGGCTTCTCAATCTCCAGGGTCTCACGGTTCAGCTTTCCGCCCAATCGCTTCTCGATGAATCCGATGTAGGTCTTGGCTGCATCCTCGGTTTCTAGAGTGAATTCTTCTGTTATGGCGTTATCGCATTCTCTGAGGTAAGTATATCCTTTCTTGCCATTTTTGCAATAATAATACTTACCAGCAAAAATTGTGTAAGTATCATCCGTAAACTTCTCGAAGATAATATGCGCATTACCATCTTCGGTAATAAGCACGTCTCCCTTCTTCCAGGCAAACTTGCTCCAGTCTCTCATTCTATCGGATGGGAAAAGCATTACTTCGCCTCCCTCCATCCATCTGCCGTTCTTGTTGTAGGTGTACTCTCCGTTCTTGTCCGTAGTCCAGATTGCTTCCCCTGCTTCCTTGTTGGTTGCAAGATAAGCGAATCCAACATTTCCGCACATTGGCGTATATAACTTAGTGCCAACAGGCACACCCTTCAAAATCTCGTAAATATCAAAATCTTTCTGTTCCATAATCTGAATGTTTTTTATTGTTTGTTACTCTTGTTTCTTTTGTCTGTTAAAGCTTGGTGCGTCCCAGTTTCTTGTACAGTTCAATCAGCTCCATGGTATCGAGCCAGAAATCGGTGTTGCCAACGTATACGTGATGACGGTGACTGTCCGTGATGATTTCTATCTTCTTCATTTTCAACTACGTTTAAAATTGTCCGTGTCCGCATTGTAATCCTTTAGGATACATTCGAGTGCCTTGATTTCATCATCTGCCAGCCAGATGTCTCTGTCGTCAACTGACAGATGATGAAGACCACACTCACGGACAAGTATTATATTCTCAACTCTGTTCATAACCAATACGGTTTATATGATAACTATTCGAAAAGTTCCTTCTGTGGATGAACGATGTCTACCCGCTTCTTCTTTGCTGCCCAGATGAGAAGGCTGACGTTCTTGGTTCCAGCCTTCTCCGAAAGGTAGCCGATGATGGAGGTCAGTGCATCCTGAACCGCTTCTGCCTCACTGCCGTAGAAGATGCTGAGAGTATCATATCTGCTCGGGTAGCCGACCTGGCTGTCATACCCGGTCTTTCCGTTCTGAATACTGAACCCCCATATCCATCCGAACTGCGTCTTGGCGGTCGTTACCTTCCATCCCCAGTTATCTGCACCCTCTACGGAATACTCGATTACGTGCGGATTGATGCAGAAATCCTTGATGGTGTACTTGAAGCCTTCGTGCTCTGCGACCGGCTTCTTGATGTCGTAGCCGTTATCGGTCAACCATTTGAACCAGTCTTCTGAAGTCTTGAAGACAAGACCAGCAGCACGGCATTCGTGAAAAAATAATTCATTCATTGCTATTCCCCCGATTTTTGATTATCAGCAATCAACTTGCGTAATCTAGATATAACCTCACCTGCGTTCTTATCGTGCACTCCTTCATATAGACCGAGATGCATCATAATGATGTTTAGTGCAGGGTCATCTATTTCAATAGCTCTTTCAGCGAGTATCCCAAGTACACGTGTCATAATCGTAAAAGTCACAGGATAGGGAGTGCTTTTTGAACACTCAGCAATCTCTTTCAAGAGCATTGGCATATCAACCTTAAACACCATGTCGTTCATAACATAGTTCTGAACATTCTTGCTTTTGATTTTCTTCATATCTATCCCTCCTTGATGTACTCAATAAGTGCCTCACGCTGCTCAGGTGTCATTACGTCTACGATGCGCTCGGCTGCTTCTTGTCTGTTAGAGTCATCCATAATCCCGAATGCGTAAACAATGATGTCGATAGTTGTATCATCGTCAAGCAACGTAAGATTGGCTTCTAGCACATCTTTTTGGGTGTCTTCGTCTGATAAGTTATCAAACATATCGGTCAAGTATTCCACTTGGTCATTTTCCGATAAACCGTTGAACATTTCCTCAAGGTCGATGTCAATGCTCTGATTATTGTATTCTGCCATAATTCTTTCGTTTTAAGCGTTTAAAATCTGTTTGCCTTATAATTTACCGCCCTAACCGAGAAAACGGCTCAGAGCGGCTTATTTTACCCTCATTCGTTATTTTTCGGGCTTCCAGTCGATGCCCAGCCGCTGCAGAACTCCCTCCTCGTAGAATCTCGCCAGTGAATCCTTGGCAGGCTTGTTCCTTGGGTTCTTCTTCAAGTCGGCAAGGTTCTGCTGGATTACCCATAGGAACTTGTTGTCCTTGCTCTGCTGGGATTCTGGCTGTCGGTGCTTGGCTAGCTCGTAGCGTTCCCCGATGCTCAGTCTTGACGTTGCCGCTGGATCCTGCGCACTGGCTTCTGCCGATTGCGGCTGCTGGCTTGCTGCTGGCTCGGTGTTGTTGAAGTTTCCCTCCAGCACCTTGGCGAAGTTCTGCTCATTGCCGAATATCCAGTCAAACTTGCTAACCCATCCCTTCTTGTTGTTTCCGTTCATAAAGTCAGAAGCCATCGCGATGTCAATTGCCCGGTACAGAATTTTCACGTCTCCCTTACACTGGCGTAGCCTTGCCTTGACCATTACCTTGCGGTTCTCGGTCATAAGCGTAATAGGTGGCATCACGCTCTTCGTCTCATAATGCTTGCGGTTCCAGTATTCCTTGATGCCTGCGTAGTCGATTTTCTGAGATTTCGAAACCTTGCCGCCAGCAGGTGCTTCGGTCTTGACCGATGCACTCAGAATACCTTCTTTAGAAGGTTCTAATATATCTGTTTCGTTAGAAACATCACTATCATCAACATTATCATTTACATATTCATTATCATATACATTATCATTATGCAATGCAATTTCTGCATTTGTATCCAATTGCATACTTTTGTATGCTTTTGTATGCTCTTGCTGCGGCTCTTCTGCATTTGCATCCAATTGCTTTTTTTGCCAACGTTTCTGTGCATTTGCACGCAGCTTTTCTCGCTTTTCATTGTACTTTGCTTGGTTTCGCTCCATATCATCCTTGATAAAGGCGAAAGCCATACGTAATGTTGGCTCCAGGTTGATTACCTCGCCATCCCTTGCGTAGATGAAAATCGCCCTCATAAGTTTTCCGAGTTGCTCATCCGTAAGCCCCTCGATGATGGCGTAATATGATGTGTATAAGATAAATGAATCATTCATAATTTTATTCTGATAATGATAGTTTCTTTTCCAGCTTCCGTTTGAGCACGGTAGCCATACGGATTTTGTTCCGCTGGCTTGTGTCGGTCGGTGCTGTCACTTTCCCACCTAGGGAAATATAATTCTCCAGTTGGGAAATTATATTCCTTAGGTCGGTTTTTGATATAGGAACGCTAGCCATAAGCCCTGCCTTTATTTGATGAGTAATCTTCGTGCTCCCTGCACCTGCTTAATGTAGGCAGCGCATTCCTCCGGATGGTCTGTCTGAAAAGCCTTGGCATCGAACTTCTCGCTTGCCTTCGGTGCTTTCCACGTTGCCAGCGTCTTGCCGTTTCCGTCCACGATGCTCTCAGCGTCCCCGAAGAACAGCTTCAAGTTGTCCTCGATTTCCTTCTGTCGGTTCTCCAGTGCCTTGCCCTTCTCCTTGATGTCTTTCAGCTCGATGAGCATATCCCCGACTTCGGCTGTGGCTTCAATCTCCTTTCCTGCCTTGTGCAGTGGGGACTTCAGAAGAACGTCTTGTGCGCTGTAGGCTGGTGGCTCTTGGTTGCCCACGATGTAGTCCAGCCAAAACTTGGTGATTTCATCCCTCATCCATCTGTAAAATTCGGGGTCGAAGTCGATGTCACGGTAGCCGAACTCCCTGCCTGCCGTAAGCCAGGCAAGTGCTCCGTCCTTGTATTCTCCCACTCCGAGGTTCATTTGTAACTGGCAGAACCAGTGTTTCGGAAGGTCGTCTGCATCTATCTGCATCTGCGTGGTCTTGCACTCTAGGATGCTCTTGCTCGCTTCGTTGTGCGTTGCCCCGGCTCTCCAGAATGTGCGGTCGGGAGATACACGAAGATACGGTGCATCGGTGTTAGTGATGGTGTAGTCGTCCGTGCTCGCCTTGATGATGTGGCAGTGGCTCTCTCGCTGGAAGAACTGCGCCACGGCATCCTCCAGCAGGTGTCCTGCAACCATCGCAAAGTTCTCAACCTTTGGTGGGTCGATGCCCTTCTTGCGTCTCCACAACTGGTATGGGGTCTCCCATGGGTTCAGTCCCAGCACCGTGCCTGCCTCTGATGCACCTATTCCGTTCGAGCGGTTCTGCAACCACTCCTCTCTGTTCTTGTACTTGATTATCTGTTTCATTGTCTGAATGTTTTTATTTATCCATTAAGAATTTTCTTGCTGCCATAAGAATAAGCGAGCGAATGAATTCATCCCTTTTCATATCTTGGAAAATTCCATCTGCGAGGACATTGCTCTTGCCGGAGTAAGCAATATGGAAATCGTAACCCTGGTTTCCTTCTTCGTCCGTATCTCCAGTTGTCTCAGCAGCTATCTGCAAAAAGTTTCTGTCTTCCTCGTTCCCCTCGACCCATACCTTGTAACCATCTGCGGTTCTATCGAAGTACTTGTCGATGGTGCTCTCTCGTCTCTGATTGTCTGTTTCGTTCTGTTTCTTCATTTGATTTACTGAATGTTTAAAAAGTTGCCACGGCTTCCCTTTGTCTAGATGGGAACCCACCCCATAGGTTGCACCGTGGCGGTTCGGGCTTATCATTATAGTAAAATTGCTTATTTCTTCGCTGCCGTGCCAGTCTTGCCCTGGCTGCGGCTCATTGCCTGCTGCGCCTTATTCTTGGCATCATCGGCTGCTGCCTGCGCCTGCTGTGCGATGGCTTCCTGCTGCTTCGGCTTCTTGAAGGTATCCTCTACGGTGGTCGTGCCTTCCTTGATGGCATTGTACACACCGCCCAGCTTCTGAATGTCCTCTGCCGTGACTTCCTCGGCTGATTTCCTGCCCAGGTATTCCAGCAGCATAAGGTCAGTCACTTGGTAGGCTTGGAAGCAGGCGACGCAGCTCTTCCACTGGCTCTGCACGCCAGTCTGCTTGATGTGCTCGAGAGCCTTCGCCTGCACCTCCTTGACTACGCTTGAAATCAGCACCTGCGGCACGACCTTGCAGATTGCGTTACGCTGTGCGATTGCAACCGCTGCATTGCCGACTACCACCTGCATATCCTGCGAGAAGGTGTAGCCCTTCGAGGTCAGAATGCTGCGCTTCACTTCCACGGAGTAGGCAACATTGCTCTCTAGGTCGTGGCAGATGCCTTGTGCCGTGATGGTCTTGCCATCGTTGGCGATGATGCGACCCGCGATGCGGAGGTTCTTCCAGCAGGCAGATATAATCTCGGTGAATCTCACGCTCGGACCCTCGATAATTGAAATCTGTCCATCCTTGCCCTTGCGCTCCAGGTGGTAGAAGCAGTTGTATGCCACATCATCGTCCATCGCTGCCAGTGCTACCATATTCTGCTTGCACTGTGCAATGTCTCTCGGGAACTTGTGCGCTGTGGCAATCTGTCCGTCAATCTCCGAGCGGTTGATGGCTTCCAGCATTTCGCCACCGCTTACTTGAATAATCTCATTTTCCATAATTCGTTCAATTTCTAGTTCAACATAATTAATTAACTCTAGTGGAAGGAAGGGGATTCGAACCCCAGTTGAAACCTAAACATTCCCTTCCGTTGTAGGGCGCACGCTGTCAAGTTTCCGCATATTTGCAGTAAACACTAACAACGAAAAAACATTAACCATTCTAACCAATATGAATCTTTGCGTGCGCCCTTTGCCAACCGCTGTTGGGATTGTCAAATAACTGTTATAATAATTTAAAGCTTAAACCAGTTGAGCCATAAGGCTGTCGAGCCTGCTTTCGCTGAAAGCGTCCATCGGGTCTTGGTCTGCGTGCTGGCTGTTCTCCTCCAGCCAGTCGTCCATCACGTCCTTGTAGTTGACGCAGCCCTCGATGGCTTCCTCCAGCCGCTCGCTGTCGTTATTGTTGCTCTTGTGCGTCACGACAGCAATGTTGCCCACGCTGTCGCACCATACGCAGATGCCTCCTGCCTTGGTCTTGATGTCCACCCTTGCAACCGCTGGTCGCTGTGGGTCTCGGTCTATCTCCAGCCAGATGGCTTCGTACATCTTCTTCCTGCACTCCTCGATTATCTTCCTCATTCGTTACCTCCTCTCTGATTGAATATGTAACTTTGGAAGGTCTCACGGCACGACTTCAATACCTCGTTGTCCGTTCCGTCCAGTGGTATGAGCGGTATGTTATCCAGTGCCACGCAAAGGTTGCCTTGAAACTCTCTGTACTGGATTCTTCGCTCTGCCTCCAAATAGCACTTGTTGTTCAGTTCGCAGCACTTTCTGGTCTTGCGGTTCGCCTTCCAGTTAGTGATAAGCCAGCAGATGTCTGTGTACTTCACGATCATCCTGCGCATATTGATTGATAACTTGCTCATAGGGCAACCCTCCACGCTCTCTTGATTTCTGCGCCATCGATAACCTTGCGGTTGTCGATTCTACGGAACTTGACCTTCATCTTTCCAGCCTGCACCCATCTGCGCAGGGTGTTGCGATGGATGCCCAATGCCTTGCAGGTTTCTGTCATTGTGTATCTGCCTGCATCAGCTACCTTTGGTTCTATGTTCGTCATAACTATGCCCTCCAAAAGACTAAAATTGATACTATTGCAGCAAATGCCACTGATAAGAACTCGTCACTTGTCACAAACTCGATAAACTTCTTCATACGCTCTGAATGTTTAAATGGTTCTACTTACTTGCGCACGGTTGCACGTCTCTTCTTTGGTGTAATCACTCCAGCCTTGATGAGACAGACACGCACGTTCTGCTGAGTGCAGCCTACGTGCTGCGATACTGCAAGCATTATTCTGCTGTCCGAAGTCTCGGCAGGTGCCTTTGCCCGGAAATCTGCAAACATCGCAATGATGTTCTTCTTTCGTTCGTCCTGCTGCTTCTGCAGCGGTGTTCGAAAATCATAATTGAAATTTTCTCCCATTTTTATTTGCGTTTTAAATTATTTTCTTTATCTTTGCAAAAGAGTTTTTAAACTCGTTTCTGAAATCGTTTGCAAAAATAAAACAAATATTTTAGATTACAAAACATTTGGTAGTTATTTTAATATTAATTTAATTTTATTTAATTTTGTTTTTAATATGAACGGAGAAGAATTAAAACAATATATAAAGCGCTCGGGAATGTCCGTTGCTGCTGTTGCGGAGGAGTTAGGAACAAGTCCGCAGAACTTGAATGCGAAGTTTAATCGCAAGTCTATAAAGATAGATTTCTTTCAAAAGATAAAGGAAATCATCGACAAGTGCGCCCCTCCCCTACCAGCCGAGATGGAAGAGGCTGTCTTCGGTTCAAATGTCAATGGTTCGAACAGCTCCAACGTTTCCCAGTCAATAGGTAGTGATGCTGCCTTGGCTGCTGAAAACAAGCTGCTTCGAGAACAGAATGAGTTCCTGCAAAGTCAAGTAAAAACCCTGCTTGCCATTGTGGGACAAAAATAATTTAGTAACTTTGCAAAAGGAAAAAGTATGGTTAGTCAAAAAACAACAGACGATAGGGAGACGGACAGAAGAAAGCTCTTGGCTGGGTATCTGTACGACTGCTCGAAAATGATGTACGGAAGCGTTGCTGTCGGTGGTCTGTCTCCTCTTTTCACTGGCAAGGAACTTGCAATGGTGAATATAGCGTGTATTATCTTTGGCTTCCTTGGCGGTGCTGCAATCGCCAATGCTGCCAATTATATAATGAAATTTAAAAGTTAGAGATTATGGTAACATATTTGTTTTTTAATGTTTTCGTGTTCGTGATGAGTGTTGCGTTTGTTCTCTTCTTGAAATCAAAAAGAGGTCAGAAGTGGTTGCGTGAACTTTAGTTCTCGCTCCAGGTATAATATCAACTAAAATTCTAAGTAACGATGAAAGATGAGGATTTCATAGAGCGGAAGGAGAAGATTCTTCTTGCCGCTCGCGGTAAAAGCTGGCTATGGAAAGCCAGCAGGTTGATAATAGGCATTATCCCTCCAGTGGGTGCGTTTGTGATGCTGGTGCACTGCACCCTGCTCTCGTTCGGCATTCGGGTAAAACTCACGGAGTGGATATTCGACTGCTCGCTCTTCGGCTTCATCGCCTGGATCATCGTCAGTCTAGCCTATGGGTTCTGCTGGGTGCATCGGGCGTTCTCTACCTACAGAGTGCTGATTTCGTTCTGCATCGACTTCCAGCGTTCCTTCGGGTTCGGTGTCTTGTGCCATCCGCTCCATCTGCTGATGGTCGCCCTAGGGCTGCTTCTCTTCTTCATATTCATCAAGAAAAAGGCTTGGAATGAGTTCTACGAAAGAAATATTAATCATTTAAATAAATAGGCAATATGAAAAAGATAATAATGCTGTTCGTGCTTGCGCTTGTGTGTGTGTGCGTGCGTGCGCAACATACGGTTTACTGCGAGGTAATGCAATTTAATACTGGAACTCCAAAGGCTCTCATTGTTGTTGATTTCGGAAATAAGGGAGCGGATGAGATAGTCGATGAAAATGGAAAGAAGGTAAAGTTCAAATCATCGGTTGATGCGCTTTCTTACTTTGAGAAACTAGGGTGGTCCGTTGTGTCCGCTTACTCTGTTGTAGCATACAATGGATTGGCAAACGTTCCAACGGTTCATTATCTGCTGCAAAAGAAAGTCGCTTCATACGATGAGAAAATGTATGGAATCCGTACAAAGAAAAGCGAGCCAAAAAAGAAAATAAACATAGGCGATGATGGGTACTTTGAATAACCTTCTCGCCTACGAGGAATACCTGCCAGTGCTCACCCCTTCCGAGGTGGATGGGCTGCTGGCTTCTCGCCCCTCGCTGGCTCAGTTGCAGGACTGGTCGCAAAGATTGAATAATCATCGGGCAAGGCTGGAAAGCGTTTTCAGTCGTGCCTACAAAAAGTTAAATGAATAATATGGAAGAGAAAAATCTGATGTCCGCTGATGTGGATATAGCCGTGCGCTTCTTTGATGCCATCAACCGCTTGAAGGCTGACGGTTGCATAGGTGGTCTTAAGACGATAACGGACCGGTACGGTCTCAACCGCTGGAACACCATATCCCTTCGAGACAAGCCTGCCGAGTGCTACGGTCGCTTCCGTCCGTCCTGGGTTCAATTCCTGGTACGCGACTATCACGTCAACCCATACTGGCTGCTCCTTGGTTCGGGTGACTTCTACGCATCCGGCTTCACGTCTGAAATCGTGAAAAACCTGAATATAAACTGCACGGAAAAATAGCAGCGGTATTAAGTGTTTAATTTTCAATCATTTAAAGCATACGTTATGATTCTGAGTACAACTCCAACCATAGAAGGCCACCCTATCCGTGAATATCGTGGCGTAGTGACTGGCGAGACCATCATCGGTACCAACTTTGTGAAGGATTTCTTTGCCAGTGTTCGTGATGTAA